CCACCGGATCGTTGTCGCCAAACCGCCGCGATACATCAGCCTTCGGCAACCGGGCGAACACCGCAGGCACAAGCGTCTGGACATTCGACCAGAGGATGTTGAACTTGGCGGTTTCGTTGTTCGTCTGCCCGCGAGTGTCATCGCGGTAACGCTTCAGAATCTTCTTCGCCCGCGCTTCCCATTTGCCAAACTCGGAGTCATACGACGCGATGACGCCGAGCCACTTTTGCACGGGGCTGGTTTCAATTTCCATCATTCGCGCCTCAAGATTTTGACCTTCTTTTCCTCACCGGGGAACACGACGAAGTTGCGCGTTCCGGTCGCAGCGTTGCCGCCGCACATTTTGCCATGAGCCGTTCATTCTGACAGCGCCCGCCATCTAATTTCGGGCAAAAACTCTTGGGGGTGATAACCCCACTCCAACATAGAGTCTCCAGCAGTCCAAATATCTCTTGCTTTTACTGTGCTTTTGACAATTTTAAAATTGCCGTTTAACGCGCTTTGTCCATGTTCTTTTGCATAAGCGCGGCTTGTCGTTACCCAATCTCCGGGGTTAATTTTGCCTTTCGCATCTTTTTCAACGGCTCGATACACCGTTACAAGAGCGTTTGGCCTGCCTGCTAAACGGCTCAAAGTTGAATAAGTGTCAGAGTCCAAAGCATCATACCCCGTCCCATAATATCGAAGCCCGTTAATTCCGTAAAAATCATCAGGGTAAGTGCCATTCATCGTCACATCAAATGCCGGTGAACCGGAGTCAGGGCCAGCGGGAGAATGCGCCCCGCCGCGCTCGAACGACCAATCCTTATATTCCACCCCTCTTTCTTTATGCAGATTTTTTAGAGCGGTGCGGCCTACTGCCGTTTTGCGTTCAGTAAATGACATTAAAGGACTGCTTGGCATTTCGGTCGGGGCCGGCTCCAACGCCTGTGCAATATCCTCGTCTTGGGTTTTTGCCTTTGCGCGGGGGCCACCGACATTTTCCATTTGCGCCATCGGCCCACGGCGCAGCGCAGACGCAAGGCGCAGCGGGTCAACCATCGACCCCGCGTACTCACCGGCAGCGCGGGGACTGGTCATCGCCTGACGCGCACGATCTACCTCGCCTTGCACAAGCGCCTTGCCCGTCTGCACAGGCTGCGTGAGGACAGCCCGCCCTAACTCCACCGCCCCTTGCCCTGCGGCGTCCAGACGCGGCGTAGGAGCGCGAGAGGCAGCGGCTTGGGCAAACTCTGCCGTGTTCATCCGTCCGATGTTGGGGTCGCTCGTCAAGGCTTCATACGCCAGCCCGCCAACGTCACGCGCACGATTGGCAAGCGTGCCCGCTACGCCAGAGCCGAACTCTGCCGCCCGGTCGCGCATGGCACCGAGGTACTCCAGCGCAGCAGCGATGCGGCGACGGTCAGCCATTACGCCGAGAAGATGCCCACAGCGGCGACAGTCACGCCCGCACCCGTGGTCACGCGCCACGCACCCGAGGCGCTAACAGCGTTCACCTCTAGGCTATACACGCCGACCGAGGTGTTAGCAGGCATCGTAAAGACCGTGATTGCGTTGTCGAGAATCGTAACCGTCGAGGTTGCGGCGGTGTTAACAACAACGATAACGCGGTGCAGGTAGTCACCGATTGCACCCGTGCCGCCGAGGACTTGGTTAGTCTGCGAGGCCGCGACCGTTTCATATTGGAAGCGGTAGGGATCAGCCGTACTCATATCCGTGTTCTCCGACTCGTCTGCGCCGTCGCCCACATATCGTTGAGCGTAGCGGTGTTGGTTGGCCCGACCATCAGCGGTCGAGGTTCCGCAGGGCGCTCCGTTGTCGGCGCGTCCTCTCTGTATGCCAATGCTAGCATACGAAAAGCATCAGCCGGATGCGAAGCCCAATCGTGGCGCGGCGTCTGCCTAAACGCTTTCTTGTCCTCGTCGTACTCGCGTTGATACTGCCGCAAGGCTTCGATGCCGTCCCTGCATTCGTCCTCGTTGAACCAACAGCGCGGCAAGACCTGACGCACCGCTTGGATGCCGTCCTGCACGGACAGTTCAGGCACCACGGCAAGGTTGGCAAAGCCTAGATGCGATGCCAGTTGTTCGATGATGCTTTTGCCAGCCGCCGCTAGTGTTTTTGCACGGGCATCGTGGGGAAGGTAGTGTTTAGCGTAGCGGTAAGGCTTTACCTTCACAGCGTCCGCTATCTGCTCAATGCTCGCACCGCTCACCGAGTAAAAGTCGATGACGCGCACCTCGCCGCGCAGCACTTGGTAAAACCAGATGGCGGTATCGTCCTTGTATCCCAAGTCCCATGCGGTATAGACCTTTAGATGCTCGTCGTGCTTAACGCGCCCGATGCGTCCCTGATCTTGCGCCTCGCGCATTTCTTTACCGTAGAACGCGCCGAGGATGGCGGCTTCAAAGGAACACTCGTATTCCTGCAGGTATTGGTCTTCGCTCAATTGCGCCCGTGCTGCGTTGAGTTCTGACACCGGCAGCAGGCCGCTTGTCGAGGCCGGGAGCCGCAGCATGAACCACTCATCCGGTATCCGCTGCGCCGTCTGGTAAATGTCCCAAAACTGATTCTTGCCCTTCGGCGTACCGGCAAAGACCGCCCACCCCTGTTTGTCCGAAAGCGCAGGGCGTATGACGTTGCCGAACACCGAGGGCCGGAAGTCGCCGTACTCGTCTAGGTAAATGCCGCTGAAGCCTAGACCGCGCATGGCATCCGCGTTGTCTGCGCCGAACAGCCCGACCTTTGCGCCGTTGAGCAGCGTTAAGGTCATCATCTGCTCGTTAGCGTCCGCGATCAGCGGGGCGGCGTAGAACTTGAAGTAGTCCCACGCGATGCGCCGAGCCTGATTCTGGTAAGGCGCGACATACCCAAACAGGCCGTTAGGCCCGGTATACATCACGGCAGCGCGGATGATGTCGTTTACCGCTGCGACTGTTTTACCGGCTCTGCGATGCGCGACGAGGCAGGCCCACCGCTTCGTGCGGTCGTGGAAAGGGAGGAAGGCCCGCCGTGGGTTGTACGGCAGGACTATTTCAGTCAACGGGGTTGCCCCATGTGATTACTATGCGCTGCGCTTCGCCGTCCTTACCCGTGACCTCGCTGCGCTGCAACTTCGGCACATGGTATTCCAACAACGAGGTGAAGCAGCCGAACGCCGCCTCTGCTCCACGGTCGTGGTGTATCTCGTCTAACCAGCCCTGTAGCCGGTCGGCATTGCCGTCCACGAATCGCGCTATGGCCTCCCGCGCGGCGGCTGTGGCCTTGTTGGGACTACCTTTGGGGCGACCTGCTGGCATAGGTAAATATTCCTGAATTGTTTATTGTGTGAAACAATAACCGTGTTTATGCGCGTATTGTATCAAAGCAGCCTACAAGCCGCACTAATCCGCGCTTCAGCAATCTTAACGTATTCCGGGTCGCGCTCAATGCCGATGAAGTCGAAGCCTTCCAGCATCGCGGCTTTACCCGTTGAGCCTGACCCCATGAACGGGTCGAGGACGGTGCCGCCCGGTGGGGTGACAAGGCGGCATAGGTAGCGCATCAGGTCGGTAGGCTTGACGGTGGGGTGGTTGTTCCCCTCGTCCCTGTCCCGCTTGCTCGCCTTCGCGCAGTAGAAGAAGCGGGCGGCGTCGTTTAGCAGCCCCACCACCTCGTCGCTGCCATCGTGTATCAGGTTGGCGGGCCAGCGGCCTGCGGCTTGGCTCATTTCCCCGTTCCGACCTTCTCCGGTTTTCATGCCGTAAGTGCGCCCGGTGGGGCTATTGAAAACAGGCTGCGGCACACTAGGCGGCGCGCCCTCCACCCTGCACCCATCCACATTCAGCGCACCCGTGCCGTGCGCCAACACATTCTCGGCTACCGTGCCGATAAGCGGCTTGCGGGCGACGGTGATCGGTTCCAGCGCGGGTTTGAGGGCGGTACCCCAGCCTGCCCATTGCTGCGCGGCAGGGGTCGCGGGCAGGTAGGTGAAGGGGTCGCGGCCTGTCTCGTTTCCCCATCGCCCCTCGCCATCACGCTTGCCATCCTCCAGCCGCGCCAGTCGTTCGCCGCCGCGCTTCATCGGCCCGCAGCCACCTTCAGCCCCCGCCGCCTTATCAATCGCCTTGCTTACATCCAGCGACTTCGGAAACCCCGAGCCGTACACCCACGCGATTATGTCGCGTATCTCAAACCCCGCGTCCTCAATCCGCACCGCCATTCGGTGCTGCGTCCGCGTACCGGCAAAGGCGAGAAGATGCCCGCCCGGTTTCAGCACCCGCAGACACTCGCGCCATATCGCCTCGCTCGGTACATCGTAATCCCACCGCTTGCCCATAAATGACAAGCCATAGGGCGGGTCGGTCACGATGGCGTCAACGGAGTCGGCGGGCAGCGTTTTCAGCACATCCAGACAATCCCCCGTGTAAATCATCGGCAATGCTCCGGTCTTATCGCCAACTGGTAAAGTTCCCGCAACTGCCTCACCGTCGCTTCGGGATCGCGTGCCTCTATCCACTCGCCGCGTGGTTCCCATACTGCGCGAAATGCCGCCTGCTTGTCGCTCAACTTGCCGTTGGCGTGTTTGATTTCTAGCCAGCACACGAATGGTTTTCCGCACGGCAGCGGCTTGACCGCCAACTTGTCGGGAATGGAGTGACCCGCCCTAGCAAAGTCCCACACGTCAAACCCCGCAGCCTTTACCGCATCGGTAACAGTCGCGTCGTTCATATCTCGTCGCATGGCGTAGCGCATCGTGGTTGAAACCCGCCCTTTTTCCTTGCGCCGATTATAGCCTTTCGCCCCTCGCGTGTCTGGCAACGCATCTGCAGCCGCGCATGGTCGAGGCCGATCATATCGCATATCCATTGCATCGACCCGATGCCGCCCTCCGTGCTGTTA